GCAAGCTTTGCAGCTTGCAAGGAAACTCTGCTCCGTAAATGGGGAGCAGAAAACCTTTATTGTCTTACGTTAAAGTAAGGGAGGCCGACAAGATCTCTATAAGCTTATGCTAACAGAGACAACCTTGTTCGGGTCCTCTAAATAAGGGAATTCAGACTTAACAGTCACCGGACTCAGATCTTTGCCTGAGGCTTCCATATTACAAGTATGGAAACCAAAGGGGATCTGGGGAGTCTTAGTAACTTTAAATCTGCTGCTCTTCGATTCTTTCGAAGAAGAACAGGGTAGGCAATGACACATTTTCCAAAACCAAGATTGGTATGAGAGAGTCTCAAGCATGAACTACGTTAGGGTTTACCCCCGTCTGTTACTTTGCCAGATCTCAATCAGATTCCTTTCTTGCGGACTTCACCTTTGGAGGTGAGAGCCAGGGCAGGTGAAATAACCTAGCCGTTTGATCTTAAAACACAATGAAAAATACTAAATTTATTAGCATTATCAAAGCGTTTAAGGATTATTATGTGTCTGAACCTATGATTTCACTAGGTAACTCTTATGAGTTATCAGCCTTGTTTAGGTCACACGGATGAAGATTTATCTTCATGTGTTTTCCAAAAATAAGGAAGATTACTCACAGACTTAAAGTCTTAAAAATATTTGCAGGATATATCCTCTCTGTGACTAAACGTCATGGAGCTGATTATACTGTAAAGTATTTAAAATCCTCTACCCTAGCTATTCAGAAGTTCATAGCTGGTTATCCTCTTTCAAGCATGAAAGAACTAGATAATCTTCCTTTCCCACGATTGGCCAATGGCCTGCCTAGGTTTATACCTATACAGGACCGTAAAGCCATTCGTAGAGGGGATACGAACATTATAAGGTTTTGAATTTCATTATATTCATTATACCGAATAGTGTCGATCCCTGGGAAATTGAAGTTATCTACGATAACCGATGAATGCTCAGCTGAAAAAGATTTCTTAAAGAACGGATCCGAGAAATTGGAAGCATTAAGCTCTAAATTCAAGGCAAAGTTCAATTTGAAAATTCTTTTCAATCCTGAGCGTCATACGCTATTGCCGCTGGAGACATCGTCACCTTCATCAAAAGTTTCTTGATTAGAGATCTTTAGTATACCTTCGTATCTAAAAGACCTCGAAAATGAGATGTATGAGAACATGCGTGAATACATGTCTCTAATGCAACTGGATAAGATGCTGGAGTTCTTTGATCATTTTGCTGAAAATCCCCTTGGGGATCGAAGCGAGATTCTCTTAGGACGTCTAGCAACTAAAACGGAACCAGCAGGGAAGATAAGGGTTTTTGCTATGGTTGACATTTGAACTCAATCAATGTTAAAACCGTTGCATAGACTTCTTTTCTCTTTCTTGAAGGAGTTGCCTAATGACGCAACCTTTGACCAACAAGCTGCAGTAATGCGGTGTAAGGAAAAAGCTAAGTTAGCAGGTAAATCCTTCGGATATGACTTATCCGCTGCTACCGATCGTCTTCCAATTGAGTTACAAGTAGCAATACTTGCACCTATTATTGGTAGGCGACCAGCTGAACTTTGAAGGAACATCCTTGTGGGACGTCCCTACGCTATAAGGTCTGACATTGATGATCATAAATCACCCTATGTCTTTCTGAAATATGCGACAGGACAACCCATGGGGGCCTTGTCTTCATGAGCAATGCTTGCCTTAACTCATCATTTTATTGTTCAATTAGCTTATATCGAGTCAAAGAGTTTCTTTGATCGTAAAGAAGATTGATTCAGTAATTATGAAGTGTTGGGTGATGACATTGTCATTTTCGATGAGGAAGTAGCTAAATCATATCTAAAATTAATGGAAGGTTTCGGGGTTGCTATAAATCTTAGCAAGTCCGTTATTTCCAATAATGGAAGTTTTGATTTTGCGAAAGTTTCGAGCTATAAAGGGGCGACAGTGAGTGCCATACCATGAAGAATGTTGATATCTAACAATACTCGTCTTGGAAGGATAAATAATCTTATTTTCCTCCTAAAAACGATTGATGTGAAACATCCTATTTCTTACATGGAAAAAGTTCTTAAACATAAGAAAAGTCATTTGGCTGATCAGATGTTTAATTACATTGGTGCGTTGTCAATGTTCTTGACTAGTAGGAAGATTACTTATAGTGATTTAATAAAATCATTAATATCGTTTTCTCCTCTACAAAAAGGGACTTTGTCACACTTATCGCGTCACGTTAGTGGTTTAAATAAGGTGTTACTCGCTAATACTTTCGTTTCCCTTCTTAGAGGGAAAGAGTATACTGTGCCTAACTCCGATAGGATTAACCACATTTACGGACTAGACTCTTATTTCCATAGGGAGTATCTAATAGATCGTCTTCTCGCTTTTAAAAACGGGGAACGGTCGTTTGATACTCTTCAATTAGATTTAACTACGTTAATTCTAAGGAAATTAAGAGACCCTGATTTTCCTGATGGATTCGACATAACGAACCGGTTAGTCAACTTGACCCCCTTAGCACAAAAAGAATTTACTTTAGTGTTTTGGATGGTCTCGAGATGATATACTGGTTTTGTTAGTTGATACCCTCATATCAGGGGGGATTTGCTTCAAAAATGCGACCTTGATGTTTTGGTCCGTCTTAATGAAGAGATGGACTCTTATAACACGCTTTCTGCGTTGGTTACGAGAGCCGACAGGAAGATGAAAGGGGAAGCAACGGAGGCGAAGGTGTTAAAGGACTATAACTTGAAGGCTTTACAATTTATTATAAAAGCTAACAAGGGAAGACCTTTATTCACTTATAGCCCGATCGAGGTTCAAATGGAATACGAACGTCTCCAGTTTATACTGGGTGATGGACGTAAATTCTAGTTGTTACTTTGATCAAGACTTTAAGTAGAGTTATACTCATGCCTAAGGAATGATTTATACTTCCACTGTTTGGAAAGGTGATAAACTTCGACTATAAAAGTGGTCTTAAACGGCCACCAGTACAGAAGGTGTCTCATTTTTTCCTTATTAAGTGCCTAGCTCCTTTGTGCTAGGAAGGTATTTCATTCTAGGGTCATTCTTCTATTCCTCTTTACCAGAAATGGTATCGGATGGGTGAAGAAGTTTGAGGGACGACATGTGAGAATCACTTTCTCGCGTTAAGGGTTAGACCCTCATGCAAGTTTGAGATTGGG